CAACAGTTTCAGCAAGAACACTAACAAAACCAACAAAAATCCTCCAACTACCACTGACAGGGAAATGGCCCCTAAGGTAGTTGTGCAAGCCATCAATAAAGTTCGTGCGCAAAGGCGCGCTCGTGAGCGCCGTGAGAGGTGGTCTGGAGTTGCTCAGGCTGACATTCAGTATGACACCCTTAGCGTGCCCAATACGACTCAGGGTACGAGTGACCACATTCAGCAGCAGGTCGTTTTCAAAAATGAACCGCAAGGCACTCATGTGGAAGCAAATGATTACTACGACGACATGGTAGTCAACATGGAACTTAGCCAAACCCTTGGAAAGTATTTCATGCGCCCCAAACTTATTTTCACATACAGCTGGGTGGAGAACACTGCCAGTGGTTTCAAGATTTCTTTCAACCCGTGGCAGTTGTTTTTTGCAGGTACCGACATGAAAGCCAAGCTTGAGGGCTATGGCCTCATGAGGAGCAAATTGGTGCTAAAGTTTCTCATCAATGGATCGCCATTTTATTATGGTTCCATGATGGCTGCATACCACCCACTCTCTGGGTGGCGGGCCGACACGGCCGGCGGTTCCACGCTGGGGGTTGCACTTGTTCCAGTGTCGCAGCGCCCACATGTGTGGTTGGAGAATCAGAACTGCTCAACTGCTACGCTTGAACTCCCATTCTTGTACCCGATGCCCTTTTTGGACACAACCTCTTCACAACGACTTGCTGACATGGGCAGGGTGGACCTTTATCAATTTGCCACCCTTCTTAGTGCCAATGGGACTTCGTCCACACCTGTAGACATCCAAGTCTATGCTTGGGCTGAAGATGTTGTGCTTGCTGGTCCGACTAATAGACCTGTCGTGCAATCCGAGTTCATCCCTGATGGGCAAATCTCTGGGCCTGCCGCTGCTGTTGCTGCCAGCGCCAGTGCTCTCAGCAGTGTTCCAGTGTTGGGGCCATATGCCATGGCCACATCCCAAGTTGCAAAGAAGCTATCCAGTTGGGCCAGTTACTTTGGGTACACCAACGTGCCCAATGTTAGCGATGTGGCCCCACTTAAACAGGTTCCCTTCAGCTTGTCCAGCACTGACATCTCTGAACCTGTTCAAAAGTTATCGCTTCACGCTAAGGCTGAGACGGCTGTTGGCTCACAGCAGCATGGTGGTGCTTCGGTGGATGAGTTAGCTTTTAACAGCTTCTTGTGCCGTCGCAGTTTCTTGGTTGGCACAGATTGGTTGACCACAAGTGCCATTGGGGAACCCATTTTCACTACGGCAGTTGCACCTCAGATGTTCCAGCGCTCTGGCACCCAAATCTCGTATACTCCCGTGAGCTACGCTGCAACTATGTTCCAGTACTGGCGAGGTTCTCTGAAGTATACATTCAAGGTCATCCGCTCTCCTTACCACCGAGGTCGGTTGCAAATATCGTGGGATTCTCGCACTGGTGATTTGTCGCAAGGTGGTGCTCTTGGCAATGCCAACACAATCAACACCATTATGGATTTGGACGAAGTGAGCGAGTGCTCGTTTGTTGTGCCCTACGCGCGTGCTGAGCCTTTTTGTGAGACTTACGCCTTGGCCAACACCGGCACTGCTCTGTGGAGCACCGATGCTGTGCCCTCTGGCAATTGGTTGCGGGCTAATGGTGTGCTTAGTGTCAGAGTCCTTAATAGACTCACTGCGCCAGAGTCGTCTTCGACGGTAGAGATATTGGTGTTTGTGGAAGCTTGTGAAGACTTTGAGCTTGCAGCCCCTCGAGACTACAATGTTTACTCTGGGACTAGTATCTTGTCCTTGAGTACTCTCACCACCAGTGTCGCTCAATCTGATGTGCACTATGATGACGAAGTTGCCGACACTAGTGCTGCCCCTGGAGACAAGGCCACAAACTTGTACAAGAGTGTCTTTGGTGAACGTGTCGTCAGTTTTAGGGATGTACTGCACAGATCGAGCTTGTCGTTCGTGTACAATGAGGTCAACAGCGATGCTTTGGCTGGTCTTGGTCGCAACATCATACCTGTGAAGCGGCTGCCACCCCCCCCCGGGGTGTACAACAATGGTTGGTGGACAGGTATCATTGGCGGGAACACCCAGAGGTTGTTTTACACTAAGTTTCACCCCATTCTCGCTGTTGGAGCTTGTTTTGTGGGTTACAAGGGCTCTGTTAATGTTACTGTCAACATTGACCAACCGGTGCTTAGTACCGCATTAGACACTTTGACCGTGTACAGAGTGCAGAACGCCAATGCGCTTACTAGTGCCGAGCGGCAGCCTCAAGATTCAGTATTGTATCGCACTGATCTTTCGGCCGCTAACGCAACTAGGATCGCCATCACAGGTGTGGATGCTGGCCGTGCCGGCATGGCGCTCACCAACACGAAAACCAACACTGGCATGTCGGTGCAATTGCCATACTACTCCGACACCCTTTTTACTCTGATGAACCCGTACAATGAGTATAGCAATCAGGACACCCTCACCGACGCTGACAACGATTGGTGGAACATTGAGTGGCGACACAACAAGCCTGCAAATAACGCCTCTTTGACTGGCTCCATGACGTCTGTTTATTACGCCACGGGACCAGACTTTGATTTTGTGTATTTTCTCAATGTCCCCACCCTGACTATGGTTACGGTGTCAACACCTTAATTGGTGAATAGCCTCACTAGTGGCTAACAATAACTAGAACTACCCAACTGACACACTTTGTCTTTGACCGTGTTCCCTCAATCGTGTAGCCCTTAGGGGCGTAAATCCGTAATAGGTCGCACGTGTGTCTCAGTTGCCCGGTGATACGGCCGCCGGGGGCTCCATGAGCAGGACGCGCGCGAAGTTGACAAGAACTTTCTTACAACCGCGCGTGCGGTGGTAGGAAAGACGTAATGTTTTCACTTCGTGCGCCAGCACGATTGCCC